TTTGCGATTAAGCCCCAACTGATTGCGTTGTTCGCTACGCCCTGTCCCCAACCGATTGCGTTGTTGACTGCTCCTTGACCCCATCCGATGTTGTTCATTCTCTCCTAAATAACTTTTTAGCTTCACAATGTTGCTCGGTTTCGGTTTGTAGGTTTGCTTCTTGCTCATAATACCCAACTGCTGAAGTTTGCGTCCGTGTCAGGGAACACATCAGCATTCGAGTTCAAATAGTATTCAGGAAACGTAGCCTGATTGTAGCTCATATAAGTGATGAAGCGGTCGGTGTAGTATTGAGCCAAGTCACGTGCCTTGTTCACCAAGTAGTCAACCTCCAACTTGTCTGCCGTAGTAGAGTTCTCCGAGTTGTGCTTGAAGACACCTCCGTTGGAGATGGTGTACGCTGAGAAGGGGAGATATTCGCACAATGCCCAATGGATTACCATTGGCTGAAGGTAGTCCGTAACCAACGCCAAGTAGGGATTTGCCAACGTACCTGCAATGATGTCATTGCTGATCTTGTCGTAGAGCTTGGTGCCTGTGTAGTTCTGAATGTGGATGTCCTGAGCGATGGAGATGAACTGAATGAACTTGTCGGTGTCGATATTGCCACCGAGCGCAGTATTCCGCACTAAATCTTCACGCTTGATCCAAAGGGCTTTTGCCATTTTATTTATCCGTATTTAAGTGAGCCACGTGATGGCGTATCGATGGGACGCTTCTGAGCCTCATCCCAAGCATTAGGAACGAGCTTGCCTGTGGGAACGCCATCCTTGATAGCCTGCTCCGTGCTGACGAGCTTGTCGTTGTCCAAGCCGTCATTCGGCAGGAACTTGCCTCCTGATCGCTTGCGGAAGTACACCAAACGCCTCCAAGCGTGGTGGCAGAATGCTCCGCCCTTCCATTTCCAAATAGAGTACACGCTTTGTCCTTCAGGTGCAAACTGACCATTGACTCCGCTGAAGCTCATCATATCGATGTCCTCTTTGCGGAATACTACTCCCCCGCTTGCTGCTCCCACCATCTCACGGCAGAACTCACGAGAGTTTGCGCTGATGTTGCGGGTGTAGGCGTAACGGATTTTGTACAGGCCACTATCGAAGGTGCTGCGGTCATCAGCATTGCTGAAGTCCTCAACTGCGAAGTTGTACTGCTTGGCGAGGTGGGCATCCTCATTGTCAGGGTCGTTGACTACCTCGTCAGAAACGAGTTCCCATTCATTTAAATCAACGACCTCACCCTTTCCCCGCAGAGCCTCAATCCACTTGTGTTCTTCTTCGTGGGTGAATTCGGGTGCTTCTTGCTTGAATTTGTGTGATTTCATCTGCGTGATGACGCTTGCAGAGTTACCCGCAAACAACGCCTTTGCGACCTGTGGGTCGAACTGAAGCATCTGCACAAGGAATGTGATTGCTTGGTCGGTGGTCAAGATGCCATCCTTCACGCTCTGCATAATTTGCAGCGAGCTTGCAATCTGCGCTCCGTTGTACGAAGCCTCCTTCTGAATCAGCTCTTCTTGAACCTCAGCGTCAGCAACCGCAGGAGCAGCGATGATGTCAGCCTTGACACCCGTGTTCTCCTCGATGACCTCTGCGCTTTGGATGGCAGGCTCAGTAAACTCAAGCGGCTGAAGCGTTCTGAAGTAGATATTCAGGCGGAGATCGTTGTACGATAGGATCTTGGTCAAACCCTCAAGGATGACCTCTTGCATAGGACGGATGACGATGTTGTCAAACAGGATTGAAGCGGTCTTCAACTCCTCAGCGTTGTTGCCAAGCCCTGAGCTATCCTTGATGCCGAGCAGCATCGGTGAAGTGATGCGGTGGGCAACCATCAGCTTTTGAGTAGCCTCGTCAGACAAGAACTGATATTGGTTGGCAGCGTCCGACAACTGAATGGTGTCGATTGTTGCAGCCAATTCCTTGTTGTCGTTGAACGCCAAGATGAACTTGCCTGAGTTAGATGACCCGCTATACTTTTGGGCAATCTGCATCTCAATCTGCCTGCGTTCTTCTTCGCTTGGTACTCCGTTGTTGAAGTTGATTAAGAGCGATGGACTGAGCGAGTTCTGAATGTTGTTGATGTGGTAGTTCGCAACTTCTTCTTCAAGCTCTGCGTAAGGCAGGCCGCCTTGATAGTCTACGGGCGAGTAGTAGTAGAATCCTGCTCGGTATGGTTTTATGTAAAGGATCTCAATTGCCTCATTGCTGAAACCAAAAGCAGGGATGCGGGTTGGGGTCTCTCTGCGGCTTGCCACCTCAGTCCAATCTTTGGCGTAGTAGTAGGCTTCGATCTCACCCTCGTCATTGCACTTCTCAGCACGGAGCGTCTCGGTAGGGATGTGAGCAACCTCAGCGATGGTGTTGTGGTCACGTGAGTACACCACTTGCAGGGCGCATTGGCCCATCATCTTGTAGTCGGCTACGATCTTGCGAATGGCATCCTTGTTCAAGAGGCCACGCATAGCAGCGTACTCCGCAGGCTTAGAAGCCGAGTCGGTAGCGTCAAGGCCATTGCCGTAGATGAAGTCAACGATGCCGTTGATTAGGGCGTTGTTGGTAGGTGAGCCGTTGTAGCGGTCAATCAAATACTGAAAGTAGTTGTTGTCATCGCCATATTCGACCCATTCCTTGCCCTGCACCTCCCGAATTTCGGGGGTGGTGTAAGAGCTAAAGTTGACAACGTGAACTTTAGATGATGATGAACTCGTTGTCGTAGCTTGTTTCTTCGGTGTAGACATTTTGATTGACCGTGAATTTGTCGTATTCGGTTTGTGAAGTTACGAAAACCCTATCACGATAGATTAGATTTCCCGCATTAAAAACCTTCAAACCATAGAAGCGGTTGTTGACCAACGAGAAAGTGCCTGTAAGGGTCATAAAACCATTCGCAGAGGCCGCAGTCACCGCAGGTGTAGCCGTAGTGTTTGTTGATTCGTCAATCAACTGAATCGTGACGCTCGCAGGGAAGGAGCGTGGAATGATCGTGATTGATTGTGGCGAAGCCGATACTTGAAGAATATGCATCTCAAGTAAATAACCTCCGCTTGTTGAATTGTTGGAAAAAGAAAGAGGGGCCGAAGCCCCTCAATCCATCCATCACTATTCCGATCAATAGCGGAACAAATATACGTTAGGAATTCGTACCTGTGGTAATCGTTACGGTTGCAACACAACCCGCAAAAGGATTGTTTTGAACTGCACCCTCGATGAAGTAAGCAGGAGCCTTCTCCTGACCTTCCAACGTCAAGGTGTAACCGCTAAGATCACCCATAGCAGCACCCGTGACAACGGTTCCACCTGTTACCTCAGCACCATACTGCATACCCATAAAGAAAGCGTTGCCGTTGTAATCTTCTACGATCACTTGGGGGCGGCCATACGCCATCACTTTGAGTTGCTTGTTGTCTTGCTTCGTCAGCTTGGTCAACGAAAGGTTGAGGGTCTGAGTGAAGAAAGTCGTTCCGTTTTCACGGCTTGAGTTGAATGCTTGCTCAAAAGATGAGCTGCCTTTCAAGTCATATTTGTAAACGGTGAACGTACCGCTGATGTCGGTAATTTCATCGTATGTTGCTGATGTTGGAGCGAAGGTGATTGCGCTGAAAGGGATGTCCCCAAAGTCGGCAAAATAAATTGCCCGCAGACCACCTACAACATTTTTACAGGGAATCGCTCGGCCTAAAGATAAATCACAAGACATTGTTTGTTGTTTTATTAGAATTAAAAAAAGAGGGCGAGGGCATAGCCCAAGCCCCCTCTTGATTTACATTAGGTCAGATTAAGAGTAGAGAACTACGTCAGAACCGATACCGTACTGAACACCTGCGAAGAAACGCAAGATCACACGAATGTTGTCTGATCCGTCAAGGTCAGCCATATCAAGTACACGAACCTCGTTGCGCTCGTTCAGCAAGCCTGTTCCGAAGAAAAGGTTAGAAGTTTGAGCAGCAACCATCTTGTTTGAAGGGAGACCGTTCACCATTGCTACACGGATGCCATCGAAGAACAATGGCTCGCTTCCGTACCACATAGTGCCTTTGTTGTCAAGACCATTAGCACCTACACCTGAAGCACCGAAACCGCCGAGGGCACGGACATAGGCTTTGGCCACCCCTTGTGGGACGTAGATGGTCAAGTCTTCTTTGCCGTAAAGGGCAGCGGGGATAGCGTCTACAACCTTGCCAAGCTCGGTGATGACGTTAGAAGCGGTTACAGTCGTAGCGGTTACGTCAACAACATCAGAGTCAGCAGTCATCAAAGAGATGAATCCTGAGAACTCACCTGCTGAAGCAGCGTTTCCGTTCCAAATGTTCTGCTCGATCTTTTGGGCAGTCTTGGCAGCTACGTGAGCGATCAAGAAGTCAGCAAAAGAAGCAGGGATGCTATCGTAAGCAGAGAAGCCCATTTGTCCACCGATCCAAGAATCGTAGTAATCCTTCTTACAAAGCTGAAGGTTTACTTGGAATGGCTCAACCTCAAGGACACGGTCGGTCAAAGTGAGGGTTGAGGTGGCATCGAAATCACACGTGGCATCACGGACAATAGAGTCGGTGTTAACCTTCTGAAGTGTGGTTTTGAAGTTTACGTTTGGAAGGATCTCGATGAGTCCCTTGTCAAGCGTATCAGCAGAAAGCAGAGCGGCAGAGATGTACTTGCTCGCAAACTGACCTGCATAGTTGGTAGTGATTGTGGTCGTAGTGGCCATTTTCTGATTTTATTATTTATTAAGACGTGCAAGGACTCGGTCAATCGACTTCATCGGACGATTAAATTCAACCTTGTTGGCTTGCTTTGTTGCGGGAGTGTGCTTAATGGGTTTTGCAGCAGCTTGAGACGAGAACTCCTGCTTGGCAGCAGACATCTCCTCTTTGTACTTCATCATCTCCTCTTTCATTTTTTTCATCTCGTTCTGAATCTCCTCAACAAGTGGAGCAACTGCTTCAGCGACTGCTACCTCAATAACGGCAACAACCTCTTGAGCAACTTCAGAAACGGCAACCTGAGCTACTTCTTCAGCAACTGCAACGGCTTCTTCTGATTGCATTTCGACCTCAACTTCAACCGCAGGCTCGCCTTCGGCTTCTTTGATCTCGGCAATCATTCCTTCTTCAACAATCACGAGGATGCGACCATCTTCGAGTTTGTGTTCTCCTACGGGAGCAGGTACACGGTCTTCGCCACTAACGACAAAAACTTCGTTGCCTGCTTCAAAGGCTTCAGCCTCAAGAACGGCTCCGTTCTCAAGGTTCATAGTTGCGAACTTCACTTCACGTACGGAAGCGAGTTCAGCAAGGATTCGGTTCAGAATAGAATTTGCTTTCATATCTAACTAAATAAAAGGGGGTTGATTAATTGTAACATTTTATAAGTCCTGCCAAAGCGTGTTCGTGGCTTCCCATCGGGTGTTGATGGTCTGCCATTCTTCGCCTCGTATCTTGACGCTTGTGCCTTGACCTACGAGTGAACCGATGCCCTGAGCAGCGAGAGTGCCATCGCAGCAGGCTCGTGAGTAAGTATTGTTTTTGCATAGGCATCCCCTGTTGCCGCCTCTTGGTGAGGCTACGGGGAGGCGTTGTGGACGCATCATAATTTGCCGAGTTCTTTAAGTTTAGATTCTGCCCAACGCTTGCCTGCAAGTCCACCCCATAGCAGGTACGAGATAGTGCCACAGGCTTCCGTGTTGCCTTCATCGTAGTAGGTCTCGGCTCTTGATAGGTAGGAGTGCATCCGTGTGATGGTCTCTACGCTCAATGCCTTGCCCTGTGCGAGCTGCTGACCACGCAATTTGCCGACTGCCGTTGCACATTTGTTGCCACCTTTCTCGTTCAGCTCAATGCCACGCTTGGCGTTGTTGCTGACCGCCTCAGGGTAGTCTGCAAACGATTCCATCTCTACACGCTTACCTGACTTCTTGCGTCCGTCACGCTTAATAATGGCTACAATTTGCGACAATGCGAGAGCCGCCTCTTGCTCCTCGATTTTGGCAAGCTCCTGCTTGCTGAAGTTCATCTTGTCAACGAAGTAGCCTTCGATGCTGAAGCCCTTGAACTCGCCATCCTTGACACGCTTCCAAATGCTTTCGTTGTCAATCTTCATTGACACCATCCACGTACCGACAGGCAGGTCAAGGCCGTAGGCACGGCTCTTGTCAAGGGTCTCGTCTTCGATGATCCACGACTCTACAATAGTGGTGCCTTCAACGCCATAGTCGTGTTCGATGGTAGCGTTGTTTTGGTAGCCGTTTTTGAAGAACAACTCCATTGCCTTTCGCACGGTGTCTTTTGAGAAGTAGACGTAGTATTCGTTCTCACCATCGGTGCGGTAGATGGGCTTGTCAGGCACGAGTGCCGCACCCATTAGCAGACGCTTCTCTTGGTTTTGCATCGCAAAGAGCTGACGCTTTTGAGCGTTGAGTGCGATGAAGTCTTCTTCGATGGCGGGATGCTCTACTAATGAGATAGCATCGATGCCCGTGAGGGCCATCGTTTCGTCAAGTATAAGTTCAATGAGGTTCATTAGCCGAATGTTGCAGTTCTTACTCTACGTCTTTCAAGTTCTTGTGCGGTTGAGACATCGCTTCCCACCACATACGCACGAAGTGGTTGGTCGAATTGTGATCCAATACCTGCGGCAAGTTGGTTGGTTCCGCTTTGGCCTACGATGTTGAATTGTGGTTGTGGGACGCTTCCGCCTCCTGCTGCTGCGCCTGATGCAGATGAAGTCGAAGGTTCTTTGTCAGTCCATTGGAACTTTTGTGCGCTGATGGCAGCGACACGGGCAAGACCTCCCGCAATAGCAATACCCGCAGCGATAGCACCACGAGCAGGCGAGTCGGGCGTAGGTACAGGTGTGAACTGAGATGCGTATGCCTTTTGAGCCGTTGAGTAGGTAGAGATGATTGTCTCACCAATGTTCAATGCCTTTTGGCGGTTGAATGATTTTTCAGCAGCCTCTTTGTTGGTTGAGTCGTAGATTGAGTTCAGCTCCTTAAGCGATGAGATGATTCCAAGAGCAGAGTCTACGGCAAGGTCTACGAGTTGTTGGCGATACGCCTTGTCCTTTGCGACTTCATCGTTTTGCGCTTTGGTCTTGACATCGTTTACATCCTTAGCGTACTTCTTCTCAATCTCAAGCAAAAGCTCTTTGTTGCCTTCGGCTGCCTTGATGTCCTGCTCGTACTTGTATTTGAGTGCTGCAAGCTCTCTCTCGGTGGCATCGTCAATCAGGCTGATTCGGATGTTGGCAAGCTGCGCTGCAATCGCATTGCGTTTTTCACCTGCCGCCTTTAATTTATTCAGGCGATCAAGTTCAGCATTGAATGCCTTCATATCCTCGTCCTGCTCAAAGTCAGCGATGAATTTGGCATCAGCTATGCGCTTGTCACGTGCGGCTTTGGCAAGGCGGGCAACATTGTCTTCGTGTGCTTTGAGTGCCTCCTCACGTCTTTGGTTCTCACGATTGAGGATGTCAAAGCGATCTTGTGCTGCTTTCTTAGCGTCCTCTTTACGCTTGTCGTTGTTCGCCTTTTGGTTTGATAACCCAAGCGCACGAATCTCAGATTCCTTGTCAAGGATGTCCTGAGCTACCTTCTTTTGGAAATCAGCATCATCAAATTTGAAAGACTGCTGCGCAATCAAGTCCAACCTCTCCTGCTCAAGCAGTTGCTTGCGCTTTGCGTAGATTTCTTCGGTTGATGCTCCTGCTGCTTCAAGTTCAGCAACCTCACGCTTCAGCGCATTGGATCCACCCTCACGGGCAGCACGCTCACGACCCATCGCATCAGCAGCAGCGTTGGTCTCATCAACGTACTTCTTCTTAGCCTCCGTAGCCTTCGCCAATGCTTCAGCTTCTTCTTCTTCGCTGATGGTTAGCTGATCGTAAAGCTCAATGATGCCTTGAATGGCAAGGATCGCAATACCAAATGCAGCCGTTTTCAGGGCCATATCGAGACCCTTTACGCCAACGGTTGTAGCCTTTACCGATTCGTATGCCTGAAAGAATGCATCAGACATACCACCCGTCAACTCATTGATGAGTCCCTTGATGGGGGACACCGTCTTTTTGAGGGTTTCAAAGTCCTTTGTTCCTTCTTTGACGGGTTCACTAATCCCGTCTTTTAGATCATCCTTAAGGGCTTTGGCCTCCTTACGGACACCCTGAAGCTCTTTGGTGAGTTTGTTGGCAACAGGCGCAGCGTTCGTGGTGACGCTAATGTTGATATTTATTTCTTCAGCCATTGCCTTCTAATGATCTTTTTTGCGTCTTGCCAAGTGCTTGGGAGATGGTACTTGCCTTTTGCTATCTCTACGTTTTCGCTGACTCCTACCCAATCTTCAGATTGAAGCACGTCAACCAAATAACTTACGAAACCTTTTTTCATACTACGTTGAGGAGTTCAAACTTTGCTTTGCCTGTGGTCATATTCAAGCTCACCGAATTGACGATGTACTTTTGATTGTTCCAAATCACGGCATTCTTCAAGTCCATTGTGATGATTTCACCAATTGGAAGGACTGCTTCTACTTGGTACAACCTCCGCTGCTTGGCGTAAAGGTCGGTGATGTAGTTGCTCCATTCCGTATTGTAGAGGCTTTGGTTTACCGACTGCAAATGGTATGGGTCAATGTCAGCACCAAAGCAAATAGAGTGCGAGGCTCCTGCGCTTGCATAGCGATTTGATGT